CGGTTACGTCATCCTCAATGTCGAAGAAGTCTCCGTTACCGAAGATAGCTTCCATGATCTCAGCGTGACGAGTCTCAACTGCTTGCTGAGTGGCAGGGGAGATGATACGTGAACGCTCTGAGTCACGAGTCTTGTCTTCAGAGGCCCACACACCACGGAAGATACGCTCGTATTCGTTCCACAGCTCAAGGTAGTTGCTATCTCGCCAATCACGCCAGTTATCGCACTGACCAACAACGAAAGAGACTAGATCTTTGTCAGCCTCTGTTGGTTCCTCGAACTCTGGTGCATCGTTGTTTTCCATATTATTAGTAGTAGCCATTTGTTTCCTTGTTATTCTTACCACTTAACCTTGTCAGCCCAGTAAGCAGCTGACATACGGCCTTTGTCGATGTTCTTAGCGTGTCTAGCCTTGAAGGACTTATTACGTGCTGAACCTTCAGGAGAACCTGAGACACCTTGCTGACCAAACCTGATAAGCTTTACTTCGTCACCTTCACGGGCAACTACTACATGGCTCTTGGTTGGGTGGTTAGGTGTGCGCTTAGGCTTGTTGTAGCCTTCAACGCCAGCTCTCTCTAGTCGTGGATCTTTTGCTTTAGCCATTGTTTTTCTTTTTCTTTCCAGTTTTAGCAGTCTTAGCTGAGTCCTTGAAGTCTTGGGCTGTAGGAGCACCCTTGCTACCGGGCTTCCTCATCTTCTCACCTGAGCCAGCTTCGATGCGTTTGCGCTTGGCGTTAATGTTTGCGTATAAGCCTTGTTTCATATATCAATATCCTGAGATCGTATCTAAAACTTCGTAGTCGTCATCGTCATAATCTGTATTATAACTGGTTACAGCAAGTTGGTCTACGTAAGACAAACTATCTATTAAGTCATCGTGGACGCCAGCTGTAGGGAACATCAGGAACTGGTCAATGAACTCCTTCCAGTCACTCTTGTCTAAGCTATCGTTTAGGGTGATCCTGCCGTGTTCAAACCTACCTTGTAAAGACCAGACAACCCTGTCAGTCTTCTTCTTGTTCCCGTGTGTTAAGTCCGTGATGTGGCAATAGACGTTGTTCTTCCTCATCAAGTCATTGAGGTAAGGCTGAACTGCGTTCTTCAAAGCTCCTCGTTCAATTCCAACAGCAATGGGCTGATGGTCACGCACAGCCATAAGAATCCTACTAGCAGTTTCACGAATGTCCCAACGTCCATGAATGATGTCCTTGATCCACCAGTTTCCGTTGTCCTCTACCTTAACGATTGAGATAGCACTTTCGTCTAACCTTTTCTTGGCTGCACCGGCATTTTTTGATACATCCTCAAAACCAGCCAAGTCAATCGCTATGACATACGACCCATAAGCAGGTTCAGGGGCATATCTGATCCAATCCTCTTTGAAGACTTCTTGCCCTGCGTTATCAAAACTGGAGAGATACTCCTGCTTGAAGGCAAATGAGCTTAGAGTTCTCTCAGCAGCCTCAATTTCTTTTGGGTCAATAGTCTCGTTGTCTTTGGTAGTGAAGTGCCATGACTTCCACTCTTCGTCACTGCCTTCTAAGCCTAACTTAAAGACATCGTAGAACCAATTACGTCCACTAGGGGTTGAGATGAATAAGGCTCTACCCTTCTTGTCTGACAAGGAAGCTCGGATGATCTTCTGCCATACGTCTTCCTTGATAAAGGCACATTCGTCTAGAACCACGTAGGTAAGAGACACACCACGTAGAGAATCAGGGTTGTCAGCACCACGAACCAATATCTTCCTACCATTGACGAGAAGGATTTCGAGGTTATTGATGTGTGATGACTTAATGACTGGTCGTCCAAGTTCATGTAACAAGTCCCAGATAATTGTTCTAGCTTGTCCTAAGGTAGGAGCTATGTACATCACAGCTGACCCTTCAGGACAGTTTAAACCTTCTATAAGGAGGCTTACAGCGGATAGTCTGGACTTACCACACCTTCGACCTGCTGCTACGACCTTGAAGCGAGTAGTGTTCTTGAAGACCTCTTGTTGCCACTTCAACAGCTGAAAGTTAAGTTCAGCCATCAACGCCTCCGTGAGGCTCTACATCACCTTCGTAATCTTTTACCTTGACATCCGTTATGTCCTCAGCCAAGTCGACTGTAGGCCCTTGGAGTCCAGATATGTTAATGCTAATCTGAGGAGCAGACCCTGAGTTTTTAGCCGCCTCAAACATGGATACAGGAAGGATACGGTCTACTGCAAGCTTCATGGCAGCCATTTGACCGGGATGTCCGTCAGACATGGCTATTTCCACCATCTTGTCTAAGATCCTCGTTCCACCAGTGGCTAGGAGCCTTTCCTTAAATTCTTGGAGTCTACCAGCATCACCCACTGGTCGCCCTAGCTTACCTTTGGTTCTGTTTTTTACAGCTTGTAGGTCAGATTTTGGTGGCCTACCTCTTCCCCTTTTTTTCGGGGTAACAATCTCAGACATAGTGTTTTATCCCTTTCACTGGAACACTCTTAATAAAGACACCCCATAAAGGGTAGACAATCCAAAGTCACATAGTTCTATAAAGTAAATTAAGGGAACTTTAATGAAGCTTAATTAAAGTAGTTTTAATATAAGTTATTATTTTTACTATAAGGTTAATCTTACTTAGTTGTATTAACTTCCTAGGCCTCTTGTGTCCTATATAGTACTTTAGTTAACTACTTAGATTCATCCCTAGTGATCTTCATAGAATATTATAACTATTCCCACACTCTATCAGACTTTTACTCATTTGTCAAGTCTTTTTTGTAATTATTTTCAATTATTTTATCCAGACACCCGTCTTAGTGTCTACCTACTTCATAGCCCCTTGTGGGCACTTTAGAGACTCTCACAAGACACTATGTCAGCCCCTCGTGTACAGTTTCTACTGCCCAGTTTATTACATTTTTTATATACCTGACCTGTCCCTAATTTATCTGTAGCTAACTTCTTTGATTTTATTGTATTTTTTAGTATCTTTAGTCATCTTCTTTATTACTTCTTTTTGTGTACTTTAGAGGCTCCCACAAAAGTAACATCAACGTCCCACCCCCTCCCCCCATGTTAGTTAGTGCTCACTTCGCAGGCAATATAGTTATAAAACATAATCATCAGTATACTTACTAAGTTATCCACAGGATACTCACAGGATCTCCACAGGAACTAAAGTGCATGTCATTGTAGCACCTATTTAGGGACTATTTAGGAACTATAATGCATGTCAGGTAACTGTCAGCCAAGCGTAAGAAAAGTGTCGGGAAACCGTCAGTAGTGTCAAAATATTGACAGTATTTGTAAGGTAACTGTAAGAAATATGTCGGGATTACGTCAGTTTATACACAATAGTAATACTGAAGTATTCAATTTATGTTGGCATGGTTCGTGCATGGTAGATAGTACGCTAGGAAACTGCAAAGACTAGGGTAAACACCTAGAGACAAACTGCAAAATCTAGCGATAATGAAGTCTCTATTAACTGACCAAGTAAAGGACAAACGATTATGAAACTACCTAAATGGGTTGCCCATATCGACGATGAGACAAGCCTAGATCACGGTTACATCGTCACCCTAGCAAACGGCTGCACCTTCAAAGATGAGCCGGATTGTGGGGTAAGAGGGTTCGAGACAATGGCTGAACTCAAGCAAGCCATTAAACGTGATAATATCATCATGTCTGCAGCGCAAAAGTTGACTGCTGCCGTCTAACCAAATGAAGGAAAACACCATGAAAAACCGTATCATCGACACCGTAATCTATGTACTAGGGTTTGTCTCTATTGTTTTAGTGTGGCTTACCGCTTAATATATCAACCTCATTAACTTGACAAGGACTGTCTATCATGATCGCAATTCACACTAAGTTTATCCCTGCGTCTAACACCAAAGGCTCACGCATCAAGGCGTACACCACGGGCTACGGTGACCATAAAGGCTTTACCGCTACCGTTGGCTATCCCTCAGAGTTTGATTCTGTACGTGCTCACTTTGAGGCAGTCAAGGCCTTGGTGTCTAAAAACAAACTTGAATGGAATCTTGAAGGTATGCGCTACGGTGACAGCGCGGACGGTAAGGGCTACAGCTTTTGCTTCGATGCCTCAACTGTGGAGGGTCGATAATCATGAAATATTTACTTAAACTGATAGCGAATAACGGGGAAACTGCAACCCTCGAATTCAACGATTACAATGAAGCAGTGAAAATGCGTGAGTCTTTCATGCTTATGGGGCAGTACAGTGACGCCTTTATTGTCTCAACGTGTCGCTAAAAAAGGAAAACGTAAACATATGAAGTCTAAACTAGAATTCCACGAGCTTGAACGTATGGCATGGCGTGACGGTAACCCTTTACATGGTGAGCTTGTGTCTATGCGTCAAGAACTGCTACATTTGCTCAGAATAGCTAACAGCGTAGCATCACGCTATGATTGTGTTGTAAACAACGCCTTTGAAGATGACGATTTCGCATCAGTGGCATTGTGGGCAACCTTCATTAACCATATTGATAGTCTTGAGAGAGACTTGGGAGAAGATCTATGAAAACACTAATCGCAAATATTAACTACGCAATACGCAACAATGAAACCGTTACCATTGGTGGCGGTACTTTTGAGGCGCATGAACTCTATAAAATCATTCAACTATACAATGCGGCTCAACTGGCTAAAGATGCCCTATTATTTGACTATGGCGGTGAACCTCTGCCCTCACTTGAAAAAGAAGCCTTAGACGCTTTAAGGGGTGTTTTATGACTTTAGTACTAATCTTCTACACTATCGACCTATTGATTGAAAGAGACCTATGGTAAAAACAAGTAACTGGCCGTTCCCGTCAGAATTGCCACCAAAGAAACCTAACGACAACCTACCGCCTAAGTACAACCCAGCGAATGACGATCCTAGCCCTTTATAGGGGCCTAGAAGGTGGTTTTTAACAGTTTGTAAGTTTCGTGTAAGGTTTGTATGCTAGGATATTATCCATATTTTTTATGGAGTAATACTTATGGCTACAAAAAAACATAGACAGGAATTAATAAAAATGCACAATCACAAATACAGTAGACACTACACAACAGAGGGTTATTACTGTTTTTATTGTGGCGACCCTGCTGAAGGGTTAGACCATGTGCCGCCCATAAGCATGATTGACATTATGCCTTATGAAAAGCGTAAAAAAGACAGGATACCTGCCGTAACAGTGGCTTGTTGCTCAGAATGTAACAACGCTTTATCAAGTAGACGACTATCGACAGTAGATGATCGCTTGATGTTCTTAGAATCTTATTATGATGCTAAGTTTAAGAAGCAAAACGCCATGTGGTCGGAAGAAGAAATTTCAGAGCTAGGGTTTTCCCTGCAAAAGACAGTCCGAGCAAAACAAGAAAAGTTGCAAAGATACATTCACAAAATCCGAGGGATTCAACGCAGACACACAATGGTTGAAACACACCCCACCTTTGAAGAACATCCAACAGAAGAAGAAAGCCTCAAACATGCCTCTAAAACCGATTAAAACCGCCCTAGAAGCGATTTTTAAGGTGTTCTCTATTTCCGCAACATAAGAGGAGATAAATAATGCATTGTATCGCTTGTGATAGATTGTTATCAGAATTTGAAGCAACAAGGAAAAATGCTATGACGATGGACTACATCGACTTATGCAAGGTTTGTTTTGAAGATGTTAAGGGGTTATTCCCTGTCATTGAAAGGAAAGACCTAGTAACTGAGTCGGATTTAGACCCCAGTGAACGAGACATTGATGTAGAATCAACTTCTAGCATGGAAATGGACACAGGGGATTGTAGAGACTATATAGACTATATAGTATCTAATGACATCTATGGTGATTCATAGATGTTTCATAGAAGTAAAATACACTATTAAAGATACCTTAAATACTTATGTCATTAAAGAACTTTAAAGAGGAAAACCTATGCTAAAAGTTGAAATTGACTATGACAGTGGATTGTCTATATTTGGTGTTGTCTTAAAACAACAGTACCTTGATTTGTCTCCTACTTATGTGGGTTCACCTCTGTTTTCTATGGACAAAGAGGAAAACAAGAGGGAGTATCAACGATACAAAGAAGCCTTTAAGTTGGTAGCTGAATACAATGGTATTAATTTAAGAAAAGGTAAACAAAGATGAATGAGCAAGAAAACTATGGCTTTGAAGATCATTACATTGATGACTGGTGTTTCAAAGAGGAAGCCCATTATCACCACACGATTCAAGATGTAGCTGAGTTAATCTCTGTCTATGGTTGGCAACAGGTGTTAGCTGATATTCTCGAAGCGGAGAAAAAGCTATGAGCAATGCACAACACACACCTGGGCCTTGGCGCATTGGCTCATTGGCTAGCTACGATGGATACACGGGCCAGCCATATCGCAACGTATGGGCAGGTGAAGACGAGGCGGCAACCGTTGTGGCCCGCGCCATCCGTAGCGATGGGGCAATGACCAATGACGTGGACGCCGATGCTCTTTTAATCGCCGCAGCGCCTGAGTTGTTGGAAGCCGCAGAAATGGCTTTTTGCTTGTTAGATAACTTTGTTGAAGACCCAAGGGTAGATGTTGAGATCAAAGCAACTATGGTTGAGCTTCAAAAAGCCATCGCTAAGGCCGAAGGAAGGGATCAGAAATGATAATGTCTTTGTGTATTTTTGTATTAACTTTGTTGAAAGTGAGTCTTAAATGAACGGAAAACAACCACACAAACACGCAGAGCTTATCAAGGCTTGGGCTGATGGCGCTGATATTGAAATTTATGATGAATATTGCAAAGAATGGCAATATATCACTAGCCCTGTATGGTGCGAAGAATTTGAATACCGTATCAAACCAGAACCAAAACCTGATGTTGTCGTTGAATGGCTGGTAGAAAAGCAAAGAGTGACATATTTCGACAATAGAAGTGTTGATTCAGGAAAAAACCTGCGACTAACATTTGACAGCGAAACTGGCAAACTCAAATCAGCAGAGGTACTGAAATGAAAGCAATTATTGAATATGATCTGTTCAACGCACAAGATGCTCACGCATACAAGTGCTCACAGAAGGCCGTAGAAGCCTTTTACACGCTTGAAACGATAGCGGATGATTTGGAAGTGTGGCTAGCCAACAAAAACACCTCTGAAGAGTGTTTATTGGACATTCAACGTGTTATCATTCAATGGAACAAATCAAATGCCAACTGCGTAGCTAAAGGATGGAGAAAGAGACAGATTATTGGCATTGAATCAGAGCATCAACCGTGGTGTGCTTCTTTGACACGGATATTGACTTGTATGCCTCCCAAACCAGCACCATGTGATTGCAAAACACAATGCGTAGAACATGGCGAATGTTTTGGTGGAAAATGTATTTATCAACAAGATAAAGGAAAAGATTATCATGAGTAAATCAAGCGACGGAGGAAAGGGCTCAAGCCCTCGCCCTTTTAGCGTATCTCAGGCTGAGTATGATGCTCGATGGGACGCTATTTTTAGCAGAGACTTAAAAGATGAGCCGCAGGACTTGTCCGAGGACTACGAGCGTAGCGAGGAAGAAGATCCCGATGGTGATTCCCTACGATGCCTACGCTGTGGCGGTGTTGATACTATGTACGTAGCACCTAACGGTATGTATCGTGTATGTGACCAATGTGGTAACGCTGAAAGGATTTTACATGACGACCCTGACTACTGATGAGATTGTAGAGATGGCTAGACAGGCTGGCATGGCGTTAGAAAATTATGGCGGGACTTTGTTAGTGCGACATCTTCCATCTGACAGTCTTGAAGCCTTTGCCAAACTGGTAGCAGCCAAGTATGAGGATGAAATTCAAGACTTGAAAGACATGATTATGGAACTAATGGAGCAATCAGAATGACATATAATGACATTATTGATTTTGCTATACAGGCTGGTTGGTCTCGTCTTGAAGCAAAGCAAGATAAACAGCCTTTAATGGTTTTTGCAGAATTGATAGCAGCTAAAGAGCGCGAGATTTGCGCAAAAATTCCAAGACAGCACGCGCTAGAAATGGTTGATGGAATATTTGGCAAACGTTTTCCAGATGAAGCTATTGCGGTACTTCGTGCAACTGACGCAATGGCTGAAAAAATAAAAGCGAGGGGTAAACAATGATTTTCCTGCCGCTTGAACCATACACATTGGCTGTGTTGTCTAAAAAAGTCATAAATATCATTAAGCGCGTGTACCACGCAATCCGAGCACGAGGTGAAACATGAAAGACAAATGGCTGTTGTTCACAACTCTTCTTTATTTAACAAACATTTTTGGATGGCTTGGGTTTGTAATTTTGAAAATAGCAAGAGGTGAAGCATGAGTGCAGTCAAAATAGCTTCTAAATTCCTGACCGGAAGTTCCTTCCTCAAACACATACCATGTGAAGCCTGCGGTTCCTCAGACGGCAATAGTCTCTATGACGATGGTCATCAGTACTGCCATGTATGCAATGCGTATGAAAGTGCAGGTAGTTATGAACAAGCACCTACCAAATCGAAAGTAAAACCTATGATTAGCAACAAAGTTGGTGAGATTAAGGCTATCCCTGATCGAGGGATTACACAGCAGACCTGTGAGGCCTATGGTGTACGGCAGGATGCTACAAAGCATTACTACCCTTACTTTGACCAAGATGGTAAGGAGGTAGCTGCTAAGGTACGTCATGTTGAACTCAAGAACTTCAATGTTGAAGGTAGCTGGTCACAAGCGGCCTTATTCGGTCAACAGCTATTCGCTAAAGGGGGTAAATACATCACCCTCTGTGAAGGTGAATTAGACGCTCTAGCGGCCTATCAGATGACAGGTAGCAAGTGGCCTGTTGTGTCTATCCGTAACGGTGCTTCAGCGGCATTGAAGGACTGTAAGGCTAACTACGAATACTTAGATAGCTTTGCGGAGATTGTGATCTGTTTCGACGCAGATGATGCGGGGATTAAGGCTTCCAACGAAGTAGCTGAACTCTTCGGTAGCAAATGTAAGATTGTTAAACACTTAAAGGACTTCAAAGATGCTTGCGACTATCTCCGTAACGGACGAACAACTGAATTTGTTAATCAATGGTGGAGAGCTGAGACTTATGTGCCCGATGGAATTGTGGCAGCGTCTTCCCTATGGTCAACAGTCAATACTCCGGAACCAGCAGCTGAGGCTTTCTATCCATTCAAAGGACTCAACGACCTCCTCTACGGGTTACGAAGGGCAGAGCTCATTACAGTTACAGCAGGCTCAGGTCTCGGCAAGAGCCAGTTTCTTAGAGAGATCCTCTTCAACATCCTCAACACAACAACTTGGAACATCGGAGGAATGTTCTTGGAAGAGTCAGTCAGAAAAACTGCTAGAAGCGTTATGTCTCTCCATGCAAACAAAAAACTGCACCTGCCAGACACACCAGTCAGCGAACAAGAATTGAAGGAGGCTTTCGATGCCACACTTGGAACTGATCGTATTTTTCTTTTTGACCACTTTGGCTCCCTTGCTCTTGATAACGTACTTAATCGCATACGTTACATGGCGAAGGCTTGCGATTGTCGTGTCGTGTTTCTTGACCATATTAGCTTGCTTGTGTCTGGTATGGATGGGAATGATGATAGGAAAGCTATTGATGTCTTGATGACTAAATTACGCACTATGGTTCAAGAGCTAGAGATTACGCTTATCTGTGTATCACATCTTAAACGACCTAACAGCGACAAAGGCCATGAAGATGGTCAGGCAGTCTCTTTGTCTCAACTGAGAGGCTCAGGCGCTATCGCTCAGTTGTCTGACGCTGTGATTACCCTAGAGCGTAACTCAATGAGTCCTGACGCTAGTGTAAGACATACAACTAAAGTAGCAGTTGCTAAGAACCGCTATGCGGGTCAGACGGGGCCAGCCTGCGATCTGCGCTATGATGTCGAAACAGGGCGTATGTACGAAATAAAGATGGATGACCTGTGATATTATCTTTCACACTTGGAGCAAACAACATATGAATAAAAACAGAATGAATACATTGTTTCAACAAGCAATGAAGTACGCTCATGACAATCCTGAAGAGGGAAGAAACATGGCTAGCATCGCACTATATAAGTTTGGCGAACTGATTGAAAAAGAAACACTCTATATAGCAGCACAAGAAGGTCGTTTAAAGGAAATGAAAGACGAGTACTGCAAAACACCTCCAAGCCTACACAGGCCAAAAAGCGAGCCGATTACGGAAGAATTTAAACAATCTAAGTATTTTAAATACTAAGGAGAAAGTTATGGATAAAACAAGAATTATACATTTTGTACAGAAGGCTGGTGGACACTTCTACACTGAGATGCTTGCAAGCAAACCAGCACAAAAACGTGAGGGAGTATCGTTCACAATCGAACAACTCTTAGAGTTTGCTGAGATGATTGCGAAGTACAAGCGCGAACCGCTGACGGATGAGCAGATTGAAAAAATATACAGAGCAGTTGATGGCAACGAGTTTCCGATAGATTTTTGTCGTGAAATCGAATTCGCTCACGGCATTAAAGGGGAATAAAATGCCGTTTAATCCAATACCAGCAGCGTTTGGTAACTCATTAGCACAACCAAGCATCAAAGCTACTACCACCTACGACCACGAGAGCGTCACCCGTATGTTTGCGGACGCTTATTTTACGAAGAAGAATTCCAAAAACAAATCCGCAAAAGGAGCAACCATGATTGAAGTAAGTATTGTCGATGCGTACGATGACTATCGAGACGCAATGAATAAGGCAAAAGATTTTGATAGTGGCGTAGTCCTTCTTTCAATCCATAGTCAAAAACGCACTATGTTTGCACCTGTCTCAAAATCAAATTGGGAACGAATTGCAGAGCTTCTGAAGTCAAAGGAGACGCCATGATTTACATGGAGAAAAATCAACCGCACTACCTTGTGTGGCCAGTACTTGCTTTTGGTAAAAACGACACAGAAGGAAGTTGGATTGGTATTGGCTGGCTAAATCTGGAAATCGGTTGGCGCAACTGCAATGATGAATTTGGTGACGAAGTAGGTGAAGAATGGTTGGATGGGAGTCTAAAGGAGAAAAACAAATGACTGGTCCTGCTTGCTCGTTGAAGTATGATCTAGACACTGGTAGAATGTACGAAGTCACGATGGAGGACTTATGATTGAAATGATGATCGTAGGTAGCACTGGAATTGGTTACGCTGTAGTTGGTGTACTCCAAGGTTTAAAAGGGGAATACAGTAACATGGCTATCTGGCTAGGTTACTCTATTGCACAAGTTGGTTTGTTTCTTAACCTTAAGTAAGCGAGGACGCATGAAGAACGAAGAACTAATATCAAAATTAATGGTCGAATCAGTGGTTCTTGCGCCGTTTAGCGATGTTGGTAGATTTGATGCAATAAAGTTTGCTGAATTGCTTATCAAAGAATGTGCTAGCATAGTAGATCAAAGACCTAACGTGTTAATTGGTCAAACGACTGGCGGGTGGCTTAGAGAACAGTTCGGAGTCACTGAAAATGATTAAGACTATCCTAGCACCTAACGCACCGTGGTACACTGTTGAAGAGCTTGTGTGGCCTACTAAGATGGTTAAACAGCCTTACGTTCCTAAGAAGATCGAGAAGAGGACACAAAGGGCTAAACCCTCAGAGATTGACAAGAAGTTTGAAGAGTGGTTATTAACTTTGGAGAAAATCAAATGACATTGAGAGAACTTAAGGAGCAGGAACGTAAAGCGTACATCGAAGGCAATGTAGAACTTGCTAAGATCTTGGGACTTCTAATTGATCATTATCGTCGAGGAGGTATTGAAAGTGATAAACGAACACGACATAAAAGATATGTGGGATAAAGAGACTCAGGAAGCCTATCTCAAGTGGGCTAAAGAGTACGGAGTCCCTTACGATCCTTGGTTTGGTCAACCAGCTGTGTCTGCTGCTTGGATAGCTGCTATCAAGTGGTATAAGCAACAAAAGGAAGGTGAAGTATGAGCACAGATTATTTTTATGATAAGCCAATAATGACAGTTAACTCAGCGCCAAAGTATGTTGGTGGTTACGAAATTGGAGGAAAGAACGCCTTAAAAATCATGTTATCTAAAAAACCTTTTTGGTTACACAGAAAAATGGCTGAATGGTTTTTTGGTTTTGTTTGGGTTGACGAGGTACAAAAATGATTACAGACAAAAACACAGGTGGGCCAGCGTTTCCATATCAAGAGGTTTTACCAGATGGATTTGCAAACTTAACACCACAAAGAGGCATGACCTTGCGTGACTATTTTGCTGCCAAGGCAATTGTTGGACATCTTGCAGATGGTGGCTGGAAATGTGACCAGTCGCATTTTGATGATGTGGCAAAAGGCGCATACCGATTGGCAGATGCAATGTTGAAAGCGAGAGAGGTCAACAATGATTGACAACTACGAACGCTTAGTTGGTAGACTCATGGACTTAGAGACTAAGTTTTATGAACTACAAGAGAAGTACCATACACTCATCAATGACTACGAAAAACTGAAAGAAGAACATGAAGCGGATCGCCTTAGACATCGAAACGAACTTGGTACACGATACGATCCATTTGTGCGTAACTCAGGACATTGATAACACAGAGGATGTAAGAGTATGGAAAGCTCCAAACGGCCTATGGGATTACTTAAAGGACGCTACATTGATAGTAGCCCACAACGGCATAGGATTCGACTTCCCGATCTTGAACAGGCTTTGGGGGACGAAGATTGGCTTGAAGCAGGGTTACGATACTCTCGTAGTGTCAAGGCTCCTAGAACCGACGAGGGAGAGAGGACACTCTCTAGAGGCATGGGGAAACGAATTAGGAAAGGCAAAGATTGATTATGGAAAAGTATGGTCTTGGATGGTTGGTAGACCTGAGGAATATGCTGGTGAAGCTTTTGATAAACCTATTCCTGATTTGCTTGAGCATTACTGCGTACGTGATGTTGCTGTTCTACGGGATCTTTTTGTGCGTCTTTGTAGTGATCTCGAATCTAAAGGATTTTCTCAAGAGTCTGTTACCCTCGAACACCAAGTAGCAAGCATCATAGCTAAACAGGAACGTAATGGATTCAAACTTGACACAATCTACGCAACTTGCTTACTTGCTGACCTCAAAGGAAAGATGGCAGGAATCTATGAGCAGATGCAGGAGCAGTGGCCTCCCGTCACCAAGGAACGATATTCCGAGAAGACAGGAAAAAGACTCAAGGATGAGACAATTACCTTTAATCCAGCAAGCAGACAGCAGATCGGAGAGAAGCTAATTGAGCTAGGATGGAAGCCTAAGAAGTTCACACCTACTGGTCAACCTATCGTAGACGAAGCAGTGCTTGTAGCTTTGAACTTCCCTGAAGCTAAGATCATCGCTGAGTACTTGATGCTACAGAAACGAGTAGCTCAGGTTGAGTCTTGGATGGATGCTGTAGGTAAGGATGGTAGAGTACACGGTAGAGTCATCACCAACGGTGCTGTGACAGGTCGTATGACCCATAGCAGCCCTAACATGGCTCAGATCCCTAACTCAGGTTCTCCGTATGGGCGTGAATGTAGACAATGTTGGACGGTAGAAGATGGTAACGTACTTGTTGGTTGTGACGCTAGCGGCCTTGAGTTACGTATGTTGGCTCATTACATGAAGGATGAAAATTATGTCAAGACAGTCACCGAAGGAAGCTCTAAGGACGGCACGGATGTGCATACGATCAACCAACGTGCAGCCGGTTTGGAAACGAGGGATCAAGCGAAGACGTTTATCTACGCCTTCCTATATGGGGCGGGGCCGGAGAAGATCGGATCCATCGTCGGGGGTTCTCGTGTTCAGGGTCAGCGCCTTATCGATAGATTTCTTAAAGGGACTCCCGCACTCCAACGTCTACGTGATCTCGTCCAACGGTATGCGGAGAAAGGCTATGTACCGGGCCTCGATGGTCGCAAAATTTGGGTACGTAGTGAACATGCGGCACTCAATAGCCTTCTTCAGGGCGCAGGGGCTATCGTTATGAAGAAAGCGTTAGTTATCTTCAATGACAAGATCACTAGGAATAAGTGGGATGTCAAGATGGTCGCAAATGTCCACGATGAGATTCAATTTGAGTGCTTAGAGGAGATAGCTGACACAGCGGGCAAAGCAGCTAGACAATCAATCGTTGAGGCTGGTTTGTCGTATAATCTAAGATGTCCTCTTGATGGGGAATACAAAATAGGAAGGAATTGGCGTGAAACTCACTAAAGGCAGTGATGCAATAAAACAACAGATCTTGCTAAACATTAGTGATGATTCGTTTATAATTCACCACACAGACACAATGGATATTTTAGATGTATACTTGGTATTGGTTGCTGCCATAGAATACATTGAAGAAGAAGCAACCGGACTTGCAAAACATGAAGGGAAATACTTGCAATGAAGTTAGATCTTGAACCAAATGAAGTACAATTCTTGTTACAAGTACTAGGAGAGCTGCCAACTAAGACAGGCGCTTTCGTACTCGTACAGAAAATCGAAGGGCAAGCACAAGCCCAACAAGCAAACCAACCTAATGAAGGAAATTGAAATGAGTGATTTGAAACCAGCAAAAATCAACGGTGAGTTGTTCTGGACTAAGTGGATGAATAACCTGAATACTAAGTTCAACGAGGCTAACGACAAGTACGAATGTACAATCGGTAACATCTCAGACAACGATGCAGCTAAGTTGACTGCTTTGGGTATCAAGGTCAAGAACAAAGACTCTATGGGCAACTACATTGTCTGTAAGTCTAAGTATGCCTTCAAGCCTATCGGTGAAGACATGAAAGAGATTGCAGTTGAGGACTTGGGTAACGGTTCTAAGGTTGTTGCTGTTGTCAGCTCATACGAACACAAGATGAGCAAGATGCACGGTAAAGCACCATCGTTGAAGAACTTCATGGTCACGCAAGTGGTCACCTATGTCCCAGAGACAGAAGACAGCCTCTGATAAGGAAGTAAGACCCTCTGTGGCCTTAATCGACGCTGACATCATTTGTTATCGTGTTGGTTTTGCCTCAGAGGATGTCGATGAAGCTCTTTGTCTTGCTCGTGTAACTGAACTACTCCATGACATTGTTTACCTTGATCTCAAGTGTGATGACTACAAAGCGTACATCACTGGTAGAGGTAACTTTAGATACGATATTGCAGTTACTGAGCCATACAAAGGGAATCGTAAAGATGCTAAGAGGCCAGTGCATTACGAAGCTATCAGGAACCATCTCCAGCGCCTTGGTGCAGAACTGGTTGAAGGACAGGAAGCTGATGATGCGGTGGCTATCGAAGCAAGTACTAACGGAGGCTGGATTGTCTCCATTGACAAAGACCTAGATCAAGTTGAAGGTTGGCATTACAACTTCGTAAAGAAGGAAGAGTATTACATCGAAGAGTTTGAAGGACTCAAGAACTTTTACTCTCAGATCCTCACAGGGGATCGTATTGACAACATCATTGGCTTGAAAGGCATAGGGCCAGTTAAGGCTGCAAAGATCTTAGCTGATTGTAAGACTGAACGGGAGATGTACGATGCTTGTGTTAAAGCTTATGATGGTAATATTGAACGAGTCACAGAGAACGGATCACTTTTATGGCTAAGAAGAACACCCAATCAGACTTGGTATCCACCGTTCCCAGTTACTTTGAACTCGGAGGATTCGAGTGGCGAGTCATTGGATCAGACGACCTCACAGAATTAGGTAAATGTGATTGTCACTCTCAGACCATTACAATCCGTAACGGCATGAGTGAGCAGACAACACTACAAACCTTCTACCATGAGTTAGTTCACGCTATTATGTTCACAATGGGTCACATGACTCACGATGAGCAGTTCACTGACGCCTTCGGTGTCTTTCTCCACCAGTTTCACAAGACAGGTCAATGGTAACTAGAAAAGTAATGTCCAAACGAGCAGTAGCCCTAAAGCATGGATTCAGATCAGGGTTAGAGGAAGAGACTTCAAAGTTCTTGACTGATAACGGTGCTAAGTTCACGTACGAGGAAATGAAGATCAAATACCTTCAGCCTGCTACTGAGCGACAGTACACTCCTGACTTCGTGCTTGAGAATGGTATCATCATCGAGACAAAAGGTAGATTCCTAGTTGCTGATCGTAAGAAGCATTTGTTGATTAAGAGACAACATCCTCATTTAGATATTCGTTTCGTGTTCTCTAACAGTAAACAGAAACTAAATAAGACCTCAAGAACAACATACGCTGATTGGTGTATCAAGAATGGGTTCCAGTATGCAGACAAGGAAGTTCCTGTACACTGGATTAAAGAAAGACGCAGAAAGGTAAGCGATGGAAGTAAAATTGATTCGTGAGAACCCTGACGGTAGTGCAGACTTTAGCTTTGACCTAAGCGACAAGGAAAAGGAAGCTCTTCTTTGTCTTGGTATCCTGACAGGTATCAAGCGTGGTATCGAAGAAGGGAAGCTGTACATGACAGAGGAACAACAACAACATGGCGACGAAGATAGTAGTACACTATAAGCCTCCACCGTTCAAGCCTGATTGGATGGATGGTTGTCTTAAACTGTACGTGGTAGATCATCCTAGACTTGGGTGTAGGCTGATTACAACGACGAAGGTGGTTAAAGAGTATCCTAACGGAGTCTTTGAGACAGAGTATGCTGTTTACCACCCGATTGATGGAGACTTCAATGACACTTGACGAATACTTTCATGAAATAAATAAGGAGAAACAAGATATGGCTATTTTTGATGATTGGATGGAAGAGGAGCCTATGACCAAGGTTTATTTTTCAATCACTACACCTGCGGTAGAACAGTATCCTGAGCATACTCATACCTTGGATATTGCTTGGACAGACGGTGCTCGTTGGTATGACATTCTGTGGGAGATCATGGGTGTCTTGGAGGCTTCTTACGGCTACGACATCAAAGAGAAAGTGTTCTTTAAGATGCATGAGTTTAACATTGAGGCTGAAGAAACACACGGTAATCCTGACATAGTTAAACAAATGTTCACTAAGGATTTGAGCTAACATGAGGATCTTAGTAATCCCCGATACTCAGGTCAAGGAAGGTATTCCAATGGAGCACCTTACTTGGGCTGGTAAAGCTATCTGTGAGTACAAGCCTGATGTAGTTGTTCACTTGGGCGACCATGCTGACATGCCTAGCCTATCTAGTCACGATGTTAAAGGTAGTAAATACTTTGAAGGTTTACGCTACCAGAAAGACATCGAGGCAGCTAAGTTGGGTATGTCTATGCTGCTACAGCCTCTTCGTGACCTCCAGAAGACACAGAAAGACACCAAACACAAGGTCTACAAGCCTCGTATGGTGTTGACACTCGGTAACCATGAGAACCGTATCGACAGGGCTGTTAACAATAATCCTATGCTTGAAGGCTTAATCTCTATTGAGGACTTGGAATATGACAAAGACTGGGAAGTTCATGCTTTTCTCCATCCAGTATTTATCAATGGCGTTGGCTTCAATCATTATTGGCCTGTTGGGGCTATGGGACGTCCTGCTGCTTCCCCTGCTGCTATTATCTCTAAGCTTCATATGTCTTGCGTGGCTGGACACCAGCAAGGAAAACAGGTGGCTTATGGTAAACGTGCTGACGGGAAGCCTATCACTGCTATCGTTGTTGGTAGTTATTACCTTCACGATGAGTCTTACATGGATCAGCTCTCCAACCGTCATTGGAGGGGTTTGCTTGTGATGAACGAGGTAGCTGACGGACACTTTGATGAGATGTTCCTGTCGATTGAATACCTAAGCAGGAAATACGCAAATGAGAGCGTCTGACGTGAATAGGATAATTAATCAAATCGAGAAAAACATCATGATGGACAAACCACTGCCGCAGACGCTAAAACTATCAGTTGAGGAATATATGCAAACTTTAGGATTACCTGAGCAGGGACTAAACGGAACAACCTCTGAGGACTTGTACAACGTAATAAGTAAACCAAAGCATTATATGCTCTTCGAGGAGGAAGGTATTGAAGTTCGGGATGTGATTGCTAAATTAGTACAAAAGCTGTACAGACATTCAGGGGCCATGTTTGAAGACAAAGAAAACCCCTTGTTTGAGTCAGATTATGTACAACTTATGCAGTACTTAATGAGGTTCATGGACAAAAATGGTGTAGAAGACCTCAAAAAAGCCCGTTGGTATCTTGACAAAATGATCGAATCGTACTAGAATACGTGCCCTTCAAAATTTAACAACAACAAGGACAATCAAACAATGAAAAAGGTTGAAAACCGTATGACCCCCTACCAGACCTATATTGCCAAGTCACGCTACAGCCGTTATTTGGACGATAAAGGCCGTCGTGAGCACTGGAATGAGACAGTGGCTCGTTACTTTGACTTCATGGAAAAGCACCTGAAGAAGAATAACAACTATGAATTGACACCTGAGCTGCGTAACCGCCTTGAGACAGCTGTGGCTAACTTGGATGTAATGCCCTCCATGCGATCAATTATGACTGCTGGTGAGGCTCTAGAGCGCCAGAACATCGCTGGTTACAACTGTAGCTATCTCCCTATTGACGACCCCAAAGCCTTCGATGAGGCTATGTATATCCTCCTGTGTGGTACAGGTGTAGGCTTTAGCGTGGAGCAGAAATATGTCAACAAACTCCCTGAGATTCCTGAAAAGCTTTATGAGTCTAATACTGTGGTTCACGTTAAAGACTCCAAAGAAGGATGGGCAAAGGCCCTACGACAAGTTCTTGCTCTCCTATGGGCAGGTGAAGTACCAAAATGGGACGTATCTGCTGTTAGACCTGCAGGTACTCGACTCAAAACTTTCGGTGGCAGAGCTTCAGGCCCTGAGCCGTTGGTTGACTTATTTAAGTACGTTGTCACCAAATTTAAGAGCGCACAGGGACGAAAACTTACTAGCTTGGAAGCTCACGACATCCTCTGCAAGATTGGTGAAGTTGTTGTGGTCGGTGGAGTGCGTAGATCGGCTATGATCTCTCTGTCTGACTTGGGTGATGACCGTATGGCTCACGCTAAGGCAGGTAATTGGTGGGACGGTCAAGGCCAACGAGCATTGGCTAACAACTCAGCGGTCTACGAGGTTAAGCCCGATGTAGGTCAGTTTATGCGTGAATGGAGCAATATCTATGAAAGTCATTCAGGGGAGCGTGGAATCTTTAACCGCTATGCTTCGGAACTTCAGGCGGCTAAGAATGGTCGTCGTGTACTCGATAAAGAATGGGGCACTAACCCTTGTAGTGAAATTATCCTCCGTCCTTACCAATTCTGCAACCTCTCTTCAGTTATTGTTCGTGCGGATGATGATGTGGAGTCTCTTAAAGAAAAAGTCGCTATTGCGACAATCTTGGGAACCTTCCAATCGACGATGACCAACTTCCCATATCTTCGTAAGATTTGGCAGACTAACACTGAAGATGAACGCTTGTTGGGTGTTTCAATGACAGGTATCTTGGATAACCCGCTGTTGAACTCAGCTAACGACCTTGACTTACCTAAACGCTTGGAGGAACTCCGTGATGTTGCTATTTCTACAAATGCTGAGTTTGCTTCTTCTTTGGGTATTCCTGTCAGCGCTGCTATTACTTGTGTTAAACCAGAAGGCACTGTCTCTCAGCTCACTGGCACTGCTTCTGGCATCCATCCTCAGCATAGTGCTTATTTTATTCGTCGTGTAAGGTCTGACAATAAAGATCCCTTGACTACATTTCTGAAGAACTCAGGGTTTCCGTCTGAGCCTTGCGTTATGAAGCCTGACTCTACGACAGTGTTTTCTTTCCCAATGAAGGTTGAGAAAGGCGCAGTGTTGCGGGAAGACTTGACAGCTATTGAGCATTTGCGTCTATGGTTGATTTTCCAACGTCATTGGTGTGAGCATAAGCCATCGGTGACTATCTCTGTTAACGAGAATGAGTGGCCTGCTGTGGGCGCTTGGACATGGGAGCATTTTGATGAGGTTACTGGCGTATCGTTCTTGCCTATGGATGGCGGTACGTATCGACAAGCTCCCTATGAGTCTATCGACGAGGCAACGTACCATAAACTTCTTGTGGAAATGCCTTCATCTATTGATTGGGAAGCGATGAGCGAGAACACAGACAATGTGGAAGGTGCTCAGACCCTTGCTTGCGTTGCTGGCGCTTGTGAAATTGCCTTCTAAGGTAATGATCCTTATGCGGGTGATCGAGATGGTCACCTGCTTCCACATTATTGCTAACACATGGAGGCATTGGTAAAATGATAGTAGACTTTAGCTGGTCAGGTGGTCTAGTCTTTGGCTTGAATCACACTGAGGAGGCTGTTGTAGAGACTGATGAAGATGTGTATGAATTCGCTAACGCAGTTCTTCTACATCTAGGATTCTTTACAATAGCGTTTATCTTTGTAATAGGAGATTAGAAACTAAAAAGCCCACCTTTTGAGTGGGCTTCTTTTTTGTATCTAGCTTATTGTTTAAGCTTTTTTGTACTCTTCTTCAGTCAGGATACCTGCTTTATACTTGTTATCAGGCTTGAAGATAGTCAGTTCTTGTTGACGCATAGCAGGGTCAAAGCTAATGTGCATCCAACGACCAAACTCATGGATCATCTGGTCAAACTTGATACCTGCCTTCTTGACTTCCTGACACAGTTGGTAAGGAGTCAGTTTAGAGCTAGAGACATCAATAGCCCAACCATCCATGTGAGAGGACTTAGCAGAGCCTCCAACAGCGATGTTAACAGCTGGTAGACGTAGCCAAGAGTTAATGCGTAGAGGGCCTGTAACAGCTCTCAGTTGCTCTAGCTTCTGTGCTGCTGTCTTCATGTTCTCCAGTTGGAGTGTAGAAGGTTGGTTATCAATACCGTTACGGATAGCTGTCTCAGAGTAAGTAGCTTCCTCCAAGGTAAAGTGTTCGCTTAGGTTCATTTATTCTTTCCTCCCATGATTTTCTCTGCTGTACGACCACCGAAGTAGGCCAACATAATTAACTGTCCCCACTCACCTAATAGCTTGACATAAGATTCGTTCACATTGATGCTAAAAGCTGACATCATTGCAAACAAGAAATAAGCACCCAATATAGCCACAAGGGTCATAGGTCGGATGTTCTTAGACAACCAAGAATCAGAAGACATATCAGCCTTCCAACGATCAGTTACGTTCTGTTGCTCGACCTCAAAGGCCTTGGTGTCTATTTCCTTGAGCTTCAGAGCAAGTTCAGGGTTAGACTCAAGGGCCTTAGTGACCTCAGAGACTGAAGCAGGGACACCTAGCTTATCAGCTATAGCTTTGACAGCCATGCCTCCTAGAGGGCCTCCTACGGCTGTTGCAAGGGCTGGAGCAGCTCCTTTGAGGATATTAAGAAGGCTGTCCATCGTTATTCTTTACTTCAGGTGGATTAGCACCCTTACGACCGGAGATAGCACCCATAGCACCTACGCCCATGAAGGCAATAGCTTTGAGGATCTCAAGGAATACAGCATCAATAGGGGCTAGTTCACCTGTTTGCTCTTCAAAGCCGATGAGCCACAAGACACCAAAGGCAATAACCAACACCATCACTGTGATTGAACGAACAACAAAAGACCAAGTTCTGATCTCAATCTCGTCCGCTGTCATCGGTGGTTTGTCCATCCATTTTTGAATTAGTTCTTTCATGGTACTTCTTTTTCTCCCTTTGTTCTAGTTGTTGAAGTGTTTTGTCTATCCTAGCGTTTAAGACTAGGTTATCTATGTAGATGAATGCTGTGACTGGTAATGCGATGAAGCTAACTGAGGCAAAGAAGACCATTCCCCAAAAGTAGATCTTTGCATCGTAGTTCGATATATTTGCCATGAGGATAACCAGAAAATAATTATTAGACCTAAGATTACCCAATGAGGAACACAGCGGTCAACACGATCATTATCAGCCTTGATCTTGTCTATCCTACGTTGCTTCTCGTTCCTTCTATCACGTTCCCTTGTCTTCTTTTGTTCGTCTAAGATCTTAGAGTACATTGACTTATAGCGGCTGTACAGAGGCCCTAGCTGTGGAGGAGCTTCGTTCATAAGCTCTACTAATTCCCTACCACACTTGACTAGCTTTGTCTCAATCGAGATAAGCTCCAAGGCCCCAATGTTATTGTCTCCATACGAAGAACTAAACACCTTACGCTCTAAGTCTTCCTTGTAAGCTACCAAATAAGCCTGAGCCTTGAAGAAGTCCCCTACATGCTTGATGAACTGATCTACAATTGCATCCTCATCAGGGATGTACTCTACGTACTCATCCTTCTTTACTTTTGTTTCTGCTGACTTAGCTGGTACGCTCTCAACGCTAGGCTTGGTTTCTTCACCGCCAAATAATCCTTTAATCCAACCAAAGAAGCCAGAAACGTCTTTGACGATAGCCTTGGCATCTTCTACACCCTTCTTAATCCTTTGGATCTCTGCTTTGCCTTCGTTAAGCATCTCGCAACAAGAGCGTATGCCCTTGAGCGCACTGCCAAGCATGAGCATTGCAGAGATTGGATCAATAGCTTACTCCTCAGCAGCCAATAAAGGCTGTACTGCTTCACGCATCGCAGCAGTGCTAGACAACCCGGCTTTAGAACTCCACTTGCTAGGATCTGCCATCAGTTTCAAGACCTTGTTTCTTTCCACAGCAGGAAGTTGCTCAAGGATATTAGCAGCCCCTTGTGGGTTCTTCATGGCTTGAGTTAGCAGATTAAGGGTATCTTTACCCACAGCCTTTTCAAATTCAGACAGTACTTTGTTACCAGCGGTTGCCCAAAAGCTCAGGAAAGAAGGTAAACGGAACACTGATGTCTGTTGTTTAACAAGTTCTGTTAAGGCTGTCTGGCCTTCAGACACTTGAGAAGACACAGAAAGCTGAGTCAACCGTTTTTGAGCTTGTTCCTTCAGAGTAGAAAGCGTCTGATCTGCCAGTTCTGTACCGATGTTATAACGACCGGGGCCTAGAACTTTCTCTACCGCTTCTGGAGACTCATTGGTCACAAGTTTTACAAACTCATCAGGATTTGTTTTCCAAAGACGCAAGGCTTCAGCAGACAGTTGACGTTCTGCAATCTTTTGCATACCTTTGGAATAATCCTCAAGATATTTCCGATAACCAGAACCACCTGCGTCTTCAATAGCATTTATTAAAGCAGGTTTAATATCTGTCAAAACACTGGCGGCTAGGTTACGCTGAGATGTAGCATCCATTCCGGGACGAAGCTTTTCCACTGCTGCATTTACAGAGTTTTTACGGATTGCATCCAAAGCACGTGCATCAATTACCCCACCGCTACTTGTCCAACGTGCAATATCGTCTGCTACGTTTTGAACAGCTCCGATCAGGACATCATTACCAGCAAAAGACGGGTTATTTGCAATATTCAGAACGCTTTGAGATAGTTTAGCCCCCTCTAATGGCTTAATACCGACACTACGCATTGCGTCTGCTGCGCTCTGAGCAAAACGAGCACCTTGGCCTAAATCCAAAGAAGCCTGAGCAGCACGATCTGACCACTCATTAAAAGCTTTCTCAGCTAGTTCATTTTTGTAAGTGTACTTAGTAAAGCCAACAGGAAGACCACGTTTGATTAAGTCAAGACGGGCTGAAGCCTGAGCAAGCTCTCCTGCCTTAATTAAATCGCGCACTCTCTGTACTTCAGCCGCAGCCTCACCGGACAAACGACCAGCAGTAGTTTCATAATCTGCAACAGCTTTGCCAAGATTAGCGCGAGTCAAAGCAGCTTCTCTAGCTGGGCCTGTTACTGTATTAAGAGCTGTCTTTGCATTTTCGGCAATACGACGTGTCTCAGCTGCGTTTGTTCCACCAGCTAGTTTAGCCAAAGCGTTTAAAGATTCATCTTCACTTGCTAGGCGAACTTTACGGACAAACTGCGGATCTCTTTCCAACACATCACTAATCAGCGCCTGCCATGTTGGGTTCTCTAAAGAGGCTGTGATTTCAGCAACGCTTTGACCGGGCTGTGCATTTTTCAATCGCTCAAGTACAGCAGGGAGGTCTTTACCTAGAGATTCCCTTGCCAGTTGTCCTGCTTTAAGCTGCGAAGAAGTGGTAGAAGGAGACACAATATCTGCTACCTTACCTACACCTCTAGCAAGAAGAGGAGCTACAACCCGACCACCGGCTTCATAAGTAGCGCCTTCAAGGACGTTTCGCAAAGGTTCTGTAACCTGTGCAGCACCTTCTCTTGGCTTTTCAACACCAGCCAGAAAATCAGCGCCTCGGATAAGCTCTTTACTGATGCCGTATCCTAAACCAGCACCTCCAACCATACCCATAGGGCCAGCAGGGGTTCCTAAAAGACCGCCAGCTACTGAGCCTAAAGCCTCTACTGTAGGAACGACATAAGGACGAACAGCTTGGTAAGCTTGTTGTGCTGTGGAAAGTTGAGGATTTGTTAGCAATCGAGGATCGTTAGCCATCGTAGGACGACCACGTTGTACCTCTTGTTGAGGTGCTTCATCTAAGAAACGGATACCACCTCTTGTAGTTGAAGGCTGAGGACTTTCATCGTCTAGAAAACGAATACCCATTAATTACTCCACAACGGCACGACGACCGCCAATAGTGATGATTGTTCCTTTTGGAAGGTTGGCTCGATTAGCTTCTTCCACAGAATTAAAAGAGTTACCTGTAGGAGAGGTAGAGCGACCTGCTTGTTTCTCTGCCAAAGCCTTGGTAGCTGAGTCACGCCAACGTCTGTAGGCTTCGTAGACGTTATCCAAGTTCTCTTTCAGTTGTTTAGGGCTTTGAGCGCGATCTAAGCTAGCACGGGCAGCTTCCAAACGATCAAGTTCTTTAACAGCCACTTGACCCAATGCACCGCCTGTCTTAGATTCGTTACGCATTTGCTGTAGACGATCAAAACCAAGGTTAGCCTTCACTGTGTCTAAGGTCTTCTCCAAGTCAGTAGCGCTTTCAGTCCATCCCAACAAACGACCACCAAGACCAGCAGTTGTACCACTTACTTTACCTTTGGCGTTTTCAATGGTTGTCATCACATTAGATGTACTATCAATCAAATTCTCTAAACGACCAACGGTAGCTTCAGCAGCAGAGGCTCTCTTTTCCTTTTCACCTGAGATTTGAAGCTCAAGTAACTGTCGTTTAAGATCATTTACATTGCCACCTATGTTGGCATATTGTGCCCTAAAAGCAAGCTCCATTTCTTTTAGGCGTTCTTGACTTTCCCCACGTTCCCTAGCTCGTTGAAGCTCATCTAACCCACGCTGACGAATAGCTTCTAATTTAGCATCACGGTCAGCTTGTCGTTCTTCAAACTTAGAACGCAAGTCAGTAGCTCGTTGGGCAGCAGCGGCAGCGCCTTGCAAGTCACCTGCTTTTTGAAGATCTTGAGTGTACTTAGACCAGCCTTCAAAAGATGTTAAATCTTTACCTTGAGCAAGTTGGTTACGTAAAGACAACAACTGTAATTGTGGATCGTTAGCGCCAAGAGCACGAGCGCCTACATCAACAGCACCTCGGAAACCTTGACCAATATTATAAACAGCTTGTTGCTCAGGAGAGAGTTTAGAAAGCTCTAATTGGTTAGTTGCTAATTGTTGATCTCTTGCTAGTTGATATTGTTGAGGTGTTGTAAACAAACCTAAAATAGAATCTTGTTGTGTAGCCATCTTTATTCCCACCAATTAGAACCAGTTAAACCTGCATAGTCTTCCCATGAAGCTCCAGTTGAACCTCCAAAGGTAGACTCAGGGAATACATCGGAACCTACTGTCCAAGCAGGTGTATTGCCTCCAAAGGTTAAACCTTTATTCATGTTATAAATACCTCCCAATAAACCAGTTCCGATACCTGATTCTAAATTAACACCGCCCAATTCAGGACTAGAGCCAATAGAACTTAAGGCCGTTGCCAAAGGGTTCAATCTGTAAGAAGGTGTCAAGTAAGCTTCAGCAGCTGCTAGATCGCCACGTAATCCAAGAGTTCCTGCCTGAGCGCCAGAAGCGGCTTGGAGTTTAGCAATGTCTTGAGCCAAAGTCAATGGTTGTTGAGCAGCAGATTCGACAGAGCTTTGAGCACCGAAACCAGCCAAGAACGGATTGTAAGCCTGACCTGCAAGCTGTTGACCAAACTGAATCTGTTGTTGAGCTGCTTGGTCAGCGCCTGCTGCGATCTGACGCTGTTGGTTAGCCAAAGCATTGTAGTAAGCAGCCATCTCAGGGTTAGTAGCAGCCAAACCGCCAGCCTCTGTAGCACCTGTAGCTAGACCGCCACGGCCTGTTTGGAACAGACGGTTACGGATACCTGCCAAAGCTTGTTCTTGTTGAGGGGCCAACAAAGCAGTTTGTTGTTGCACGTAACGCTGACGCACAGCCTCTGGAGACTCACCAAGGTATTGACCAGCCAAGTTCTGTACTTGTTGTCCTTGCATCAAACCCTGACCTGTCATGTCGGCCAAAGACTGTTGGTAGCCAGCAGCTAATGGAGACAAAGAGTAATCAGCTTTAAGACCACCAGTAGCAGGGTCAATAGAGTAAGCTGAAGTGCCAAATCGAGTAGTTGTACCTACAGGACGGAACTGAGCCATCTGTGCAGCGGAAGCGCCTGATTGTCTAGCTAAGTCAGCAGCTTTCTGAGCAGCTTCTTGTGAAGTCTGTGCTTGCAAAATACCACCAGTGCCTTGAATAAGCTTAGGCAGCAGAGAAGCAAACAAACCACCGTAGTTAATACCTTGTTGTTGAGGCTGTGCGGCGTTAATAATGATAGGAGAACCACCACCAGTGAAATACCCCGGAGTTCCTGTAGCACTGCCGCCACCTCCTCCAGCAAGACCTCCTAGAGCAGATCCGATCAAAGGAGCGTAATTACCAGTAGCTAAACCTGTGATAGCTCCAACAGGGTTTGCAGCTACGCCAGATAAAGCATTACCTGCAATATCCCCTACTCCCCCTACCACGTCACTTATAGCATTTGTGATACCACTAAAAAATCCCATGTTATTCTTCCTTATTTATTAGTATGTGCCACAGTCAATGGTATAAGAACCGCTAAACGTACCTGAGAAGGCAGGACTAGCAGCATCAGCTTTAGAGTTAACGGCTGTAGCAATAGCTTCCAATTCAGCAGTCACTTCAGTGCCTTTAACTAATTTAGATGGATTACCTGTAGCCAAGGCATCCTTAGCTGCAAAATCCGTTGCAATAGTGTAATTACTCATATTAGATTGTCCGTCCTAATTTACAGAATACATCCATCTTCTGGACGCTTAGTTCAAAATCACTGATGTCTACCTCAATACCAAACTGGAATACAGTGCCGCTGCCTGAACCTTGAATACGTTGGTTATCAAAGACAACACCTGCTGTCCATTCAGCTAAACCCCACTCAGCTGTACCGTACTCAGACACTGATCTAGAACCCATAGTGATGTTTCTAGTCTGATATGTAGGGCTATAATCAAAGGCATACTTAACGATAACGTCAGCTTGATTGCCACCGATAAGGGTAAAGCCTAGCTTCTTCAAGATCTTGATTGCCTGAGCTTGTCCCAAGTCAAACCAGTTAGAGTAGTAAGCCATACGATAGGTAGCTGTACGGTCTAGGTTACCAGTGTAGTAGCCTACATAGCTTGTGAAGCCCATGAGGACTTCTTTGGCTCTATTGGAGAACAAAGCTTTAGGAACTAGACTCCACGTTGTAGCCCTTGCAGCACCGTTGGGGAGAATAGCCCTTGTATCAAAGCAATATGTTCTACCCTTAGTAGGGAATGTGATAAGGTAGAAAGCGTTGCTGTCCGAATATACAGACTTGATATTAGCCAGAGTTTCAGCATTAAGATCCTCAACTAAGTCATCACGCACATTGGCGCTAATGTCACGGAAAGGAGCACTCTTCTCTTGGATAGTACGTGAAAGACTACGCACACCGCTGTCAGACAAGAAGATAACGTCAGTGCCTGTCAAAGCTACAGAGTCTCTAGCACAGCAGCCAATACCAGATACTGTGTCTGATAAAGTCATAGCAGCAGGGTCGTAAGCGTCTTTGTACACTAGGATCTGACGACGACCAAAGACATACAGAAAGCCGTTGTGGGCAGCTAGAGCAGTAATCTCATCTGCACCGTTAGGCCACACCTCAGAGACATCCAGAGTACCTGAAGTACCTGTTGACAAGACATGGCCAGCAAGAAGGTCACTGAATTGAATGGTGCTCTTAGTTGTGGTGTTACCGCCACTCCAGATACGACCAAAAGCACTGATAGCTACGTTATTCTGTTCAGCTGTGCCCAAGTAACCTGTCTTCTCTGACACTCTACGGAAGGTAGTTGTAGAGACAGCAGGGTCAAACACTAGGGGGTCGTAACCTCCTTGATACAAGTACAGGACTCCATTCAAAGGAGCCATCTGCCAGTTGTTAGAAGTGATTGTAGGAGCTGTACCGCCACCGCCGTATGTCAAGGTAGTCAGTGTACCGCCTGAGAGCTTGAACAGCTTGTTGTTACCTGCACAAATGATATAGCTAGTACCGTCGTTACCGATAAGCTCACCGATAGCTTGGATAGGGTTGCTACCTAAGTCAGCATTGGTTGTGTTCTTAGCCAACCAGCCTTTACGAGCACCAATACGACCAAACTTATCAATTACACAGTTATTAGCAATCGTGGCAAACCCTGACTCAAGAGTTACAGAACTATCTTGAGTATTGATCCCCTTAAATCCGGGGGCTGCAATGGATGATCCTACGAGTTGTTCAGCCATGATTAGGGCGCAGTCCAGTTCATCTCTTCAGAGTAACGATTACGCTCAATAGCAACTTCGTTAGCCAAAGCGTTCTTGTACAAGGCATAAGCCTCTGAGGAAAGGTTACCACCATCTTCACCACGTTCAGCGATAGCCTTAGCGTAAGCCAGCATAGCTACCAAGTGAGCAGGAACCAAGATACGTGTTGTGTTGGTAGACAGTTCAGCTTGTGGTACAACCAAGTTAAAACGGATTGTGAACACACCTGAAGGACGTTGATACAAGTCAACCTGTGTGTCTCCGTTAGTGTCCACACCGTTGAAGTTGTAGTAATTAGGGGATCCACGATCAGTATCTGCTGTGAACAGGAACTGTTGTGTCATCCAGTTTGTAGGGGCATTCTGGAGAACAATGTTGTCAGTGTCGTTAACAACGTCAATCACACGGAAGCGGGTACCTGCGCCTGTCAAAGTGTAGTTATATGTGCCAGCAACTGTGTTAACTGTGACAGTAGAAGACAGAGAGTTCCACTCATTAGAATCCTCAACTTCACGCTTGGCATCATTAACCAAGACACCAATCATAGAGGAGTAAGGGGTGTCATCTACGCTCTGCACTGTAGGTTCACGTAGCCTACGTAGCACATTATTAACTGTATCTAAGTATGTAGCCATTTGTTATAGGCCCTCTTTCTTTTCAACTTCAAAGGTGCAGATATAAGACATAGTGCTGCCAGCTTCTGAAGTCATGGTAATGTAGTCTCCTGCCTCCAAGACCATGTAAGCCCCGCCATCAAGCTTAAAGTAAGTCTTTGAGGTAAGACCGTAGTCGCTCAGGATACTGATGTTGGTATTGGCGCTAGCATCATGCCAAGTGACAGAGATTGTTTTAGTAGACCCTGTACCGTTCAACAAATACATCAAGTTCCACTTAGCGTAGTAGCCAGTTGGAACTGTGTAGATTGTTGTGGCAGTGGCAGCAGTTAAGTTACCACCTTGGGTAATTGATCTCATTTAGCTTTCTTAGCCTTGTTCTTAGCTGTACGCTGTCCACGCATGGGCATCGGTTTGTCTTGCTGCTTCTTTGGCTTTTTAGAAGGGGCTTTGCTGTTGTTATAGCTCATGTTGTACATTGTCGTATATCCTATCTTAAATATTACTTTTTGTCAAGAGTTTGTTGTACTTCTAAGTAGATTTGGTACACTTTATGTCCAATCATTAAGACTGTGTACACAAGAGTAGCCCAAAGTACTAATTCACTAACTTGTAAACCAGCCACTGTAGCCAATGAAACCCCCACTGGAGGGGCTACTTTAGCTGTCACTGTAGCTGCTGTCTCCACGCTGCTCTCGGTCATTCTTCACCTTCGCCTGTAGGCTGCCAAGGCAAACCATTAGCTGACACAGGGGCCTTCTGAGCCTCGATCTGAGCCTCTAGAGCAGCTTCTACAGTCTCTTTGTCTACCTTAGTCCACAACCAACCAAGGACTGTTTCTTCAGTCAGGGTGTCGTAGCTTACAAATGAGTCACCACGCTCTAAGGCTTGTGTGTTCACGATAGATGCACCATAGGGCTTCTCAGGGTCGTTGCTGGCTTCTTCTGCTGAAGCACCCCAATGCACCACTGTTACAAGACCATCAGAGGTTTGGCGTTCTAGGTTATTGATTTTCCATGTGATTGTCATGTCTAGTCCTTAAGGGTGTGATGCTTTGTAAGCTTCAAACTTAGCGTTTAGCTCTTGTAAAGCCTTAACCAATGTTGGGATCAATTCCTCATGGTTAATGTTCTTGTATTCAATACCATCTTCACCAGCTTTGGAAGTTCCAACAGAATCAGGGAAAACAGTCTCAAACTCTTGTGCAATGAAACCAGCGGCATTATTTTTGTTTTGGCCTTTGCCTTCTTTCCAATCAAATCGGCGTGGTTTCAACGCCATCACAGCGTCAAGACCTGTATCAATATCTCTGATGTTTTCTTTTAAACGCTCGTCGGAAATTGCGCTAATAGAAGTACTAGTGGCATAAATTGTCCCGCCATCGCCTACATAAAAACGATACGCACCAGCACCAGTTGAGTAAATTTGAACTGAAGATGAGCTATTTGTTGAATTAGCAGTAACAATATTAAACAATGGCGCACTTGCCCCATTACCTGCTGGCTTAAATTTAAAACCTGCGCCAGTTCCTGCGCCTGTATCCGTAGTCCCCACCAGCAAGTTACCGCTGGAGTCGATACGGGCACGTTCTGACGGTGTACCTGATGACGATGTATGAAAAGCAATTACACCACCAGTATCGCCACCTGATTGGATGCCTAAGAATCCGTCAGCACCACGCCACAGTTGTGGTCGAGAAGATGCAACAGGGCCTGAACCACCCGGCTCAAGTGTTATGTTTCCTGCAACAGATAGTTTCCCGTTAGGTGAAGTAACACCAACACCCAAATTCCCACTAGCATCAAGCGTCATTCTTGTGGACAAAGAAGCTGTTCCACCTGCACTACCAGAACCAGCCTGATACCAACGGAAAGAACCATCAGCATCAACAATACTCATGCGTGACGCATAACCTGTGCCTGCAAATGTGTTATTTGTTCCGTTAAAAATAATGTTGTGAACAAGGTGAGTATTTGCAGAATCATCTACAACATACGCCCAACCAGAACGACCATTTTGAAAGTAACCATTAATATTTTGATAGGCTGCTGGCGTAAATGTGGAACCAATACCAAAACGACCACTAGAGTCAACCCTAGCTCTCTCAGTTCCACCAGTAGTGATGCCAACAGTATCAGCAGCAGGGAAGAAGATACCTGTGTTGGTGTCTCCATCGTTAGTCAAGGTAGGAGCACTTGCTGAACCATCGGGAAGGGTCAGGATAGAAGGGTTAGTACCTAGTTCAACGACAGTACCTGAAGCGTTCTCAGTGAAGATACGCTTATCGGTGACGTTAACAGCTAACTCACCCTGTACTAAATCACTAGATGTAGGTACAGCTGAGGCTGTAGAGCTATTTTTAATCTTAATTGTTGCTGCCATATATAATTATCCTTCAGTACGTAAGTACGTCAATAGGTTCCCCCGTCGATAGTTCCTGAGAGTTTAGAAGCGTCTAGAGTAGACGAAGAAGTTAAATAACCTGCTGAAGCATGGTTTCCCCATCCGTAAGCAGTGTTCCAGTTACTTGAGTTGTTAGTTGTGCTGTACCAGCTAGAAGCTACATACACAGGATCAGTCTCTGTGTAGCTAGTCAAGTAACCAGCACTTGCATGATTACCCCACGAATAAGCTGTATCCCAGTTAGTCTGCTTAGTTGTTGTAGGGATTGAGTAGCCAGCTGAGAAGGTAACTGCTAGAGTACCTGAACTTGTAATAGGTGTTCCAGAGACTGAAAGACCTGTAGGAACTGACAAGGCTACACTTGTTACCGTACCTGTGTAAGTCTCTGAGGTAAGATAACCTGCACTAGCGTGGTTCCCCCAACCATAGGCAGTATCCCAATTAGTCTGCTTTGCAGTTGTAGGTAACGAATAGCCTGTATCAAAGGCAAGTGCAAGAGTCCCTGAGCTTGTGATAGGTGAACCGCTGATTGCAAACCCTGTAGGAACTGAGGCTGCTACGCTTGTTACTGTGCCTGTATAAGTCTCACTTGTGAGGTAGCCAGCCGAGGCGTGGTTGCCCCAACCGTATGCTGTGTCCCAGTTAGTCTGTTTAGATGTAGTTGGAATTGCATAACCAGCAGAATAGGTAACAGCTAGTGTGCCTGATGTGGTTACTGGACTACCAGATACTGACAGCCCTGTTGGAACAGACAAAGCAACTGAAGTAACAGTACCAGAGCCAGCTGTGGGCAAATCAGTAAGATCATTGTATGAGCCTGTAGTAGCGACTGTAGCCAAATCACCGGGTTGCACAGCTGAGTCAGCCAAAGCCCCTTGTGCGGCTGTTGCAAAGTAACCTACATCTTCAGCAGCAGCGGTACCTAAGTCACCGGGCTGAGTAGCACTATCAGCTAAGGCCCCCTGAGCAGCAGTAGCGTAAGCTGAGGCATCGGTGGTAGCAGCAGTGCCAAGACCTAAGTTAGTCCTAGCACCAGAGGCCGTAGCAGACCCTGTACCACCTTGGGAAATAGCGATAAGGATAACTTCGGACTCTGTAAGCCCTGTTACGCTTCCTCCATCGCCACGGTATATGCTCATTATTTATTTGTCCTTAGTGTTCTTAGGTGGTCTACCCATACGCTTCTTCGGTGGAGTGGGTACTACCTCTTCTTCCTCGTAGTACTCTTCTTCATCTTCATCAATCCACTCGTAGCCGTCGTGACCTTCCATACTGTCAATATCTACTTGTTGAGTAAATTCGACGATGTTCCCTGAAACCAGACATCTAAATTTAGCCATATATTTTCTCTTTCTAAAAACTACACCTTGTAGTCTTTAAAAAGCCCCCTCTTCCCGTATAAGATAGAAAGAAGGGGTAAAACTCTTATTATTGTTTTTATCGGTTTTCAGCGTAAGCGTTAACCTAGACGGCCCACAACCAACTTAATGGTAGTAGAGTCCAAGTTAACAGTACCACCTGATTCGTTCTGGACACGCAGAGACACCACATTAGCAGCACTCACATAACCAGTCACGCTCAAGCCAGCAACATCAACACCGAAAGATGCGCCAAGAACCATATCACCGATAGCAACACCGGGAACGGCAACAGTGTCTGTTTCACCAGCACCGTCAGACAATGAACCTGCGTCAAGAGTGGCAGTTACTTTCCACATTTCAGAGAACATGCCCTGAAATTGCTTAGTACCACGCTCAACCACAACAGCGGAAGCAGCAGCCATGATTTATTCCTTTAAAGTCTAATTGATTAAGTTAAGAAGAGAGGCCCCGAAGCAGTTACCTGTAACGAGGCCTACTCAGTTCAACAATTAGGCAGGAACAACCAGAGCAACAGCGCCGTCGTCACGCAACTCAGCCACGCCGTACAATGTATCAGCAGTGAACAAGTTAGCGAGGAATTGCTGTTGGTACTGAGTCTGCGAACGCACACCCATTTGTTCCACCAACACGAAGGCGTCACGGTGGCCCATCAAGCAAACACGTGCTGATTGAGCTGTACCTGAACCGTCGTTAGCATCGTTAGGGGTATCAGCGTTGCTAGACACAAACACAGACACGCCATACAAGCTACCCACTTCACCGTTACGGATGGTGTTGCCTTGACCAGCTTCACCAACGAAGGCTTGCTCAGTGTAGCGGCTCAAACCCATCAAGGTGTTACGGCTTGAAGGAGGAATGATGAAGAAACGACCGTCCATTGGGGTGTCCACATCGTCCAAACGCTGAATGGTGCGACGGATAGCAGCATCAGTCAAAGCAGCTTGGTTGTCAGTGGTGTAGTCATAGGCAGTAGTACCGTCAGAACCGATGAAAGCACCAGCGTAACGAGCACCAGCACCACCTTGCACAGTACGGCCCAACTGGATGATGTCAGAGTCAACTTGCTTGCCCAAAGCGTAACCAGCGTCTTCTGTGTAGAAAGAACGCAAAGAGGTCAAAGCTTGAGTAGCCACGATGTCTTCGATCAAACGGCTGTATTCGTAGTGCTTGTTGATAGACACTGGAATGTCGCTGTCGACGTTAGCGATCAAGGTCACTGCGTTAGCTGCAACCTTGGCAGAAGCAGAACCACGGGTAGGGCTAGGAATGTGAACTGTGTCACCCTTCTTGCCACGGTGAGACATTTTCTTGATGAGGTTAGCTGCAACCAAGTTTTTCTTGTATGCGGCAACGATCTCATCGGACCAAATCTCGGGGATAAACGCATCAGCGTTGGAAGTTGTAACAGCATTGGTTGCTGCAAAAGTAGCGGCCATTTTTAAAGCTCCTAAATTATATAAATAAAATTATTATTTAACACGACCTTCTTGATATGCTCTCATAATGTCGTCAGACAGAGCTTCATATCGTTGAGGGTCAGTCATACGAAGACGGATTAGATCAGCCCGTCGATAAACTTTCTTAGATGACTCTCCTGTACCGCCTACATCAACAGCTGCACTCTTCAAAGCACTTTGACGGGCAACTTCTCCAGCTGCTTTAGTCTCTTGTGCCTTTACAGACTTGATCTGTTTAAATGTAGACAACAACTCATTGGCACTGTCATAATCATACTCAGCGTCTGCTTTAGCGTACAAGCCCATGCGAACGGGTGAAGATTTTACCCAGTTAACAAACTCTGGATCTTGTACAACTTGTGTGAAATCAGGGTGATCTGAGTTCAACTTCTGCTGAATCTGCATCTTCTTGAATGTCAAAGCTGCTTCACGAGCTGCGATAACATCAGGGTGAGCTGACAGTTCTTTCTGAATTGCTTTCTTGGGGTCTTCAAAGAAGTCAATTTCAGGCTCTTGCTGTTCAATGTGTTGAGGCTTAGATGCGAGACTTTGTTTCAGGAGTTCATCGGCTAACTTACGAACCTCACCAACCTCTTGGGCTTGCTTACCAATGAGCTTTTCAGCCTCTTGGTGCATCCTAATGATGTCTTCTGCTGTCTTGCCCTTGTATTTCTCGGGGACTTCAAAAGCTGGTTGTTGGGGTTCAGGGGCTGTCTGTTGTACTTGTATTTGTTCAACAGCTTCCAGTTCACTACCTGTACCTAACTCTTCGTTATCATCTACTAACATATTGAATTTCCTTTCCTGCCGGGTATAACGGTTCTAGGAGTATTTAAAAATAGAAACTACTTCTCGGCCTTATAATGTGGCTTATGAGTTTTGTTTTCTCTCTTGTACGAGCTTTTCAGCCCGTTTGCGCTCCCATGCGTCATAGGCACTTGGAAAAGAGCCTGTAATGCCTTCTAACTTCATCATGGGGGCAGAGACAGTTCGTTGGGCTTCAGCGTTGCACACCTTACAAGAAGTTGTGTACACATCGTCCTTAACTAATGCCTCGGTTTTATGGGAATTCTCACAAAGGAAGTCAAAGAATCGTAGAGCCATAGTTAAATGTCCCCTGATGCCTGAAGATCTTCGTAAGTCTTCTCATATGAGCCTTTCAGCCCTAAAAGCCAATTCAAGATGTCAAGCTGTCCTTTACGGAAATAAAGTTCTTGTGTGTCCGCGACAGTTGACAGGTCGTTATAATTGGTTTTAACCTTCTGAATGTCCTCCATTAAGTCCTTCCACCCTAAGGTAGCCATCATAGAGAACGCTTCTTCATAAAATTTCTGTAGTTCTTTGTCCATTAGGAGAACGTATTAGTTACAATAACGCTACTCTATCACAAAAGTAGCACTTTGTCAACACTTTTTTTAACTATTTGATGCTCTTTTCATCATTTGGAGGGCAGCGATGCGCTCATTTGACTGAATATCTGCTGCTTTAAGGTTAATTTCCTTCTCTTTCAGCACTCGATCAGCCAACTGGAGGCGTTTACCGAAGTCATCACCACGGTCTAGGTTGTTGGAAGCAGCCTGAACCACCTTAACTCGCAGTTCCTCTGGCATCATCGCAGTCTCAACCTGAGTTTGTTGGGCATTAGCAGCTCTTTCAGCCGTCTGAGCCTGCAACAGAGCCAACTGAGCCTGTGCTGTCTGCATTGCAAGCATTTGCTGGGTCATCTGGAGCTGTTGTTGCTCGGGGTTAGGCTGTGCCATACGATCCAAACCAGCCAACATCTCATTCTTGTTGCTCAGTGAGCTATTCTGGACGATGCCCTTCAAGATGACAGGCAAAACAGGGGTATCAGGGCCTAAAGTCTGCAACAGAGCGATAAACTGCTGCTGTTCGTACTCTCTAGCCATGATGCCCAAGGTAGCTGTAGGCATAAAGTTCATGTCGACTGAGGGATAACGCTCAGGGTCGAACTGCATGTAGCGGAAAGCAGCCTTCTTGATGAACGGGATCAGGAAGTCTTCTTGGAAGTTGGTCAAGGTACGCTTGTACTTCTTGATGATAGAAGCCATGGCAGCGGACATACCAGCCCCACCAGCGTCACGAGACACCTGAGACACCATACCTTGAGAATCCAAGGTTCCTGTAGCCTGTAGAAGCATACGCTCAAAGGCTTGGGCGGTGGTCATGTTGTTACCGTCTGTCTGACCAAACTTGAACGGCTGGAGGATCTCGTTGGGGTTACCATTGGTCAGGATGGCCTTACCGGGACGAACCTCGAACTTAGCACCACGGGGAAGACGGGTAGCGTCAATACCGATCATAGGGGCTGTGGTCAAGGCTAGTGAGTCCAAGTGGCTACGCATCTGAGCGTCAATAGCCTTTTGCATGTTGTAAGCTTTTTCCACTGTGCCACGGCCTAGGATACGGTTAGGAACTGTATCATCTTGGTACAACACAACTGGACGATCCTTCATCATGTAAGGATTCTCTTCAGCTTTGAGGAGGGTAGAGTCGTTGACGATAACGACAATAGCTTCCACCATGTCAGTGTATTCGTCAGCATCGCTCTCTTCAGGGAACAAGTCCATCAGCTCTTCAGTGTCGCCCATGTCAGTGAGGTATTCACGGGGGACTAAGCCATAATATGTCAACAGCTTAACTTTGTCTGTCTGGTACTGTGTGTCTTCCTGAGTGACTTCCAAGTCCTCAGTGTCGTACATAGGGCCAACGTTGACCTTACGGTAGATACCGTCTTCGATACCTTTGACGATCTTGTGCAAGCCAACGTACTTCTCAACTGCTACGCCCAAGCAGTCATCCACTGATGTACCGTTGGGGTCAAACAAGAAGTTCTTGGGGTTGACAGGCATGATCTTGACTGCTGTACGGTCTTTCTCTTGAACACCGATAGCTGCCTGACCCACAACACCGGGGATAGGCTGAGTAGCAGGAACGTACTCTTTTTCTTGCTTGACGATGATCTCACCAATACCAGTACCGTAGATCTCAGCCATCAACTCGATCTGGTCGATAGCCTTACGGATTTTGTCCTTCTTGAAGTCATCCATCAACTGAGCTTTGATCTGGTTCACGTCCAGCTCAGTACCGTTCACATCGGTTACGTCATCCTCAATGTCGAAGAAGTCTCCGTTACCGAAGATAGCTTCCATGATCTCAGCGTGACGAGTCTCAACTGCTTGCTGAGTGGCAGGGGAGA